CGCTTCCACGTCCGGCACCACCGCCCAAACCCATACCGAATCCAAGGAGTAATCGCAATGACCGCCAATGCATGGAATGACTTTAATGACGCCGACTCGCAGCAGTCCGGTTTCGACCTGATCCCCAAGGGCACCGTCGTGCCAGTGCGCATGACCATCAAACCCGGTGGTTACGACGATCCCGAACAAGGCTGGGGCGGCGGCTACGCCACCGAATCCTTCGACACCGGTTCGATCTACCTCTCTGCCGAATTTGTGGTCACCGACGGTGAGCATGTCAAACGCAAGATGTGGAGCAACATCGGCCTGCTGTCCAAGAAGGGGCCGACCTGGGGCCAGATGGGACGCAGCTTCATCCGCGCTGCGCTCAATAGTGCCCGCAATATCCATCCGCAGGACAACACACCGCAGGCCGCCGCCGCACGCCGCATCCAGGGCTTTCACGAACTGGATGGGATCGAAATCATCGTTCGCGTTGATATCGAAAAGGACGCGAAGGGTGCGGATCGCAATGTGGTCAAGGTGGCGGTCGAGCCTGACCACGCCGACTACGCCAAGTTGAAGGGTGTCGCGGCCAAGGCCAACACCGGCGGTGGCAACTCTGGCGCTCCCGCACAGGCGGCACCTGTTTATCAGGCTCCCGCTGCTGCTCCACAACGCGCACCCGTGACGGGCAAACCGTCATGGGCGCAGTGAGGAGGATGGCCATGAACACATCCATTCTCACTGCCAGCCACTACGGCGTCGTGCATTTCGGCGATCTGGAATGCGAAGCGGTTGTCCTCAAGGGCGGCGAACGCGGCTACGTGCGCCGCCAGCTTGCCAAATTGCTCGGCTTCCACGAAGGTCACAAGGGTGGCCGATTCGCCCGGTTTCTCACCGATTTCGCGCCTAACTCCTTGTCGGAATTGGAAAAAACACGTGAGCCGATTTTGCTGCCGTCAGGTCGGCAGACGCAGTTCTTTCCGGCTGGAATCATCGCTGACCTCGCATCAGCCGTGGTCAATGCGGCGCTGACCGGAACGCTGCACAAGGCTCGCAAGGGGATCGTCCCCAACTGCATGAAGATCATGCACGCGCTGGCCACCACCGGCGAGGTCGCGCTGATCGACGAGGCAACGGGCTACCAGTTCCACCGTGCGCCCGACGCATTGCAGGACTTGATTGCCAAGCTGCTGCGCCAGTCCAGCGGCTCGTGGGAACGGCGCTTTCACGCCGACTACTACCGCGCCATCTACCGTCTGTTTGGCTGGAAGTACCAGGGCCACGCCCAGAACCCGCCCCACGTCCTTGGCCAGATCACGCAGCGCTGGGTCTACGGGCCGGTGTTGCCGGAGGAGTTGCTCGATGAGATTCGCAGTCGCAAGCGCATCTCGGACAAGCACCACCAGTGGCTGACCGACAAAGGGCTGACGCGGCTGGAGCAGCAGATTCATTCGGTGACGGCAATTGCGCGCTGCTCGACCAACTACCGTGACTTCAGCAGGCGTTGCGAGGCCGCATTCGCGGGCGGCGCGCTGCAGCTCGGTCTGTTGATCGACGAGTTTGAGGAGGTGGCGTGAAATGCTGGGTCTGCAAACGTCAGGCGCGGGGATTCGGCCACACCGACAACCAACACGGTGTCGGCAATCCCCGCCGCTACCCCATCGACTGGGTGTTCTGCTCGCAACGCTGCCAGAACGTCTTTCACGCGATGTACGGCAACTGGCTCAAAGCCAAGGACGAGCCGGGCAAGCGCAGGGAGGTCGTGATGATCGATCCCTCTGACATCGAGATCGCCTCGATGAAAAAGTGCCTGAAGGCGTTCGGTGAAGCTGCTGGCGAAATCGGCTTCACGAAGCCCCTCGGGGATTACTCGGAAGCTGAAGCGCTGCGGGTTATCGACGCCATCGTCACCCGCTACACGGAGGCAATGGTCGAGCATCACGAGGCGACCAAGTTTCCGCCGGTGCGCGGCATGCCTCCGACGCCCGATCCCTTGGCGAACCCGTTTGCCGATCTTGAGGACGATCTGCCGTGGGAGACCACGCCATGATGGACTTCAATTCCACGGCAAGCGTGTCCGGGCAAATCAGCGTGTTGGTCGATGCCGGTCTGCAGCGCGCGCGTGCCCGACAGTCGGTGCGCCACTACCTTGGCGCATCCCGCTTGGGCGTGGCTTGCGAACGCGCGCTGCAGTACGAATTTGCGCAAGCACCGGTCGACTATGGGCGCGACGTGCCGG